CTGACCGATATCCAGCGGGCCGCCCGATGGCTCATGCGCCGGAAGAACTGTTTCGCCGATGATGAAAATTCGTTCGGCATCTCGAAACATTCCGGCGGCGCAGTCTTCTCCTCCACCCAAGGCAAGCGGGAGGCAGTCCGGCTCCTCAGTCGCCGGCTGGACAAAACAAACGTCGAACATCTGCCCTGGCGGGAGTGCGTCGATAAGTATGACGCGCCCTCGACCCTCTTCTATTTCGACCCGCCCTACATCACGGGCTCTATCAAAACCTATCGGATGTGGAAGCCGGAACAAATGGCAGAGCTGCGCGATCGGACGCGCACGCTCGAAGGCAAGTGGGTGCTGACGACCTGCGACTCGAAGGAGAGCCGCGACATTTTCAGGGGCTGCAAGCTGCGCCCGGTCGTGCGCGCGCGCGGAATCAACAACAAGCAGGGAACCGCTGGCACTTATGCGGAATTGATCGTCACGCCCAAATGAAGATTTTTGGGATCCATATCAGCCGCAAGCCGCCCGAGGTAAAGGTGCTGGATGCGGCCGCGTTCTTGCGTGGCGATGATGGCGGTGATCGTGGGGGCGCGGTGCTGCGGAACGCATACCAGCAGGTGGTCTGGGTCTATGCGGCTATCAATGTGCTCGCGCAACAGGTGGCGAATATTCCTTTCCTTTTTTCATCGGGAGAACGCGGGAGGGAGAACCTGATAACGGCTGGGCCGTTGCTGGATTTTTACGATTGGCCGCATCCGCAGATCGATCGGTTCCAATATTGGGAGCTGCGAATCATTTGGCTGATGCTGCGCGGGGAATGCTTCCGCGTGCCGATCTACAACGGACGCCAGCTTGAACGGGTGGTGATTTTGGATCCGGCAATGTTCCAGGAGATTATCCGGGGCAACGAGCTGATTGGCTGGCGTTACACCGGACTCGGTCCCCAGGCGCCGCTGGATGCCCAGATGTTCCTGCCGGAGGAGGTCTGGTTCGACAAGCTGCCGAACCCTTTCAATTTCTGGCGCGGGATGCCGCCCCTGCAGTTAGCAAGCCTGGCGGCCAGGACGGATTATGCCGCGGGCGCGTTCATGAAAGGGTTGATGGAAAATAACGCGGACACCGGGGTCATCGTGACGACAGAGCAGCAGCTCGACGAAACGCAGCGGGAACAAATCCTGGCCGCGCTTAAGGAACGGAAGCGGAAGGCGGGCACTGCTGATCGGCCGCTGTTGCTTTGGGGTGGGACGCAGATCACCAAGCCGAGCTTGTCCTCGACGGATATGCAGTTCCTGGAGAACAGGAAATTTTCGCGCGGGGAAATCTGCGCGGTGTTCGGTGTGCCGGAGGAAATCGTCACGACCACAGACACGGCCAAGTATGACGTGATGGAAGGCGCGCGGCTGAACTTCATCGAGAACCGGGTCGCACCTCTCTGCACCCGGCTCGAAGCCTCGGAGCGATGGACGGTGCAGGCTTTTGATAAGCGGGCGGTGGGCTGGTTCGACATCGATAGCCTGCCGATCATGCAGAATGCCCGCCGCTCGCGATGGCAGAGTGCGGTGCAGGGTTTTGGGATGGGGGTGCCGTTCAATGAGCTGAACAAGGTGTTCGACCTGGGCGCGGAGCCGTTGCCCTGGGGCGATGTGGGTTTCCTGCCATTCAGCTTGCAGAGGGCGGAGGATTTGGCGATGGCCCAGCCGGCGGCGGAACCAGCACCCGCACCCTCACCGGCCGACCAAACCCAGAATGCGCTGGAGCGGATGGGGCGGCTGCTGTGGATGATCGGGGGAACATCGAATAACGAACATCGAACATCGAACGGGGAAAAGGAGGCAAAGGACGAAGGGGACCAAAAAGGCCAGCACGTCTGCGCGGGGAATCCTTCTGGCCATTATGAGGCTTCGATCCAGGGCGCAATCAATGCGCTGGCTGGACGAATGAAGAAATTCTTTTTTGAGCAGCAGACTCGATTGCTGCAACGGCTGCCGGAACTGCACAAGGAGTTTGCCCAGGTTGCGGACGGGGCCGACAAGCTTCGATGGGTTTGGACGCCCCGGTCGCCACTTTCGCGGGGCTTGGATGACCTTTGGAATGCCGGGGCCGAAGACGCGAAGCTGGCAGCCAGGCTGAAGCCGTCGCTTATCGCAGACCTGGATTTCGGCGGGGCGCAGCTTTGGAAGGAGATCGGGCTGGACCCTGCCACGTTCAAGCTGCCACCGGCCGACGCAATCGCGTTCCTGGATAAGCGGAAGAAGGCGATCTCGGGCATCAATCAGACGACCTGGGACAAGATCCGGGCTGCACTCCAGCAGGGTTTGCAGGATGGCGATCCGCTCGATGCCCTGGCCGGCCGGGTGAAGGCGGCGTTCAAGCAATTTTCGGATGCCAGGGCGGAATCGATAGCGGTGACGGAGACGAACGTGGCTACGAATAGCGGCCGCCACGGTGCCATGAAGCTGGCTAAGGTGCCGCGCAAGGGATGGGCGACGTCGCATCTGGAGAACACCAGGGCGAGCCATATCGCCAACGAACAGCTTTCGGATGCCGAGAACGGGATCCCGATCGACCAGGCCTGGCCGAATGGGCTGATGTATCCAGGGGACCCAGCCGGGGCGGTGGGAGAAACCATCAATTGCCGCTGCTTCGGCTTTGCGGTTTTGGAGCCATGAGAACCGATCGCGCACAAATCGTTTATGGGGCGTCGGGATGGCGGACGGTCCTTAGCCCGGCAGAAATCCTAAACGTCGAATTGCAAGCCGCTGCAGGCGTTTTGCAAAGCCTAGGCATCGGGAGTGCAGAGCATGACCGGCGGGCCGGGACGGCCACGCCCTACCTCGACAAAAAACTATGAGCACCACTTTGACGAATCGAAGCCAGGCAGAATTAGAGAATGAGTTCGGTGCGGGGCGGGTCGCGACCCTGGCGGACGGCCGGGCCGGGCTGCGCGGCGGGCTCCGGGTGGAGATCGTCGAGGCAAAGGGACCGGATGTGCCGGCTGCGACGATTGATTTCATCGGCTCGGATGAAACGCTGGACCGCTATGACGAGGTAATCAGCGCGGCGGGGTGGCGACTGGACAATTACCGGAAAAACCCGGTGTTCCAGAACGCGCACAAATACGGCGACATCATGTTCACGCTGGGCCGGTCGCTGGTGACGGAGGTGCGCGACGGCAAGCTTTACCAGCGGATCGAGTTCGCGACCTCGGTTAACCCGATGGCGCGGATCGCTTATGGGCTTTACCGGGGCAAATTTTTGAACGCGGTGAGCGTGGGCTTCATACCGATCCGCTGGGAAACGGGCACGGACCAGAGTCAATACCGCCGGAAATATCTCGAACAGGAGTTGCTCGAACTCTCGGCGGTGGGCATCCCTGCGAACCCTAACGCGCTCCAGCTCGGGCTGAAGGCGGGGGCCGTCGAGGTCGATGACGTTTGGGAGGCCATCTTTCTCCTGGAGGATTACGCGAAGGCGATAGCCGATAGCCGATCGCTAAAAGCCGAACCCCGAAGGCGAGATCAGCAGGCATTAATCGACGGCCTTTACAGCCTCAGGGAAAAATTTTGCGGCACGCAAGCGGACCCGAAAGACAACACCAGTGAATTGGTCGAAAGGGTCAACGATTCACACGTGCTGCAGCTAACTAAGAGCTTCAGGGAGGTCCTGAAGCGTTAAACAACCCAAAAGAACGGATGAAAATGAAATTCGACAAAAAAATGGTTCTGAGAGTTATCGGGCTGGCGGTGCTCGCACTGCTGGCGGTGTTGTTCCGGGATGCATTGTTCCACCTGATGAGTGGTGGCGGCGCGCTGATGGCGGCTGCGCCGCTGGCGTTGACAGGGGAACAGATTGAGGAGTTCAAACTGCTGCTGGACGAGATCAAGGGCGGCTGGGCCGAGGTGAAAACTCTCCCGGATGCGTTCAAGCTGCTGAAAGATCTGCCGGAAAAGTTCAAAGCATCCCAGGAGAAAAGAGAAGCCCTGGAGAAAGAGGTCAAGGAAGTGCGCCGGCTGCTGGCGATCCGATCGGCCTATGGCGAGGGCTTGCGGGTTCCGGGCCTGGTCTCAACTGATTGCGCGCGGCATATGGCTGGCATCGCGATCGCAGGTCACTTGCGCCGGGGCGGCCAGGTGGAGAATCGGGATCGGCTCGAGGGGATGGTCAAGGAAATCCTGGGCGTCGAGGTGAAGACGGCGCTGACGAGCTCGGACATTCCGCTGCCGACGCAGTTTAGCGGCGAGGTGGTGGAGCTGGTGAGCCAGTTCGGAACGGCACGAAAATACGGCACGGTGTATCCGCTGGGCGCGGGCACGGTGAAACTGCCGCGCCTGGGCACGGATACGACCTTCGGCCTGATCGCATCGTCCGGCACGGTGACTGAAAAATCGCCGACCGTGGTGTTCGTGACGTTCACGGCGGAAAAGTTCGGCGGCCTGGTGCGGATGCCTTCCGAAATTGACGATGACTCCATCGTTCCGATGGGCCAATTCCTCGCACGTTATTCGGCCAGGCAGATCGCGGCTTCGGAAGATTACAACTTCTGGGCCTCGACGGGCGCGGGTTCGGGCATCAACGGCTCGGTGGCGGGTCTGACGAGCTCGACGATCACCAACTCGAAGGTGACGCAGATGGCCTCGACCAAGACTCACTACAGCGATGTGACGCTGGCGAACCTTCGCGCGGTCCGGGCAGTGCCGGACGAGCCGGCGGTGCGGAACGGCGCGTACTACATGCACACGACGTTCGAGCAACAGCTCGCCGGACTCAACACGGCCGGGGACAAGCCTTACATCGCGAACGGTGTCAATGGCCCGAGCCTGGACGGGTTCCCGATCCGCTGGATCCCGAGCCTGCCGGCGTTCTCGGCGGCGGCGAACGTGTCGAAGGTGTTCATCCTGTTCGGTGACGCGAGCTTCCAATATCTCGGTGTCCGGGGCGGCATTCGCTTCGACACTTCGATGGAGGCCGGGTTCACCACGGATGAAATCCTGGTCCGCGCGTTGGAACGCTTCACGATCGGCCTGATGGCGGTCGGCGCGATGGCGGGGATTGAGACCGCTGCGTCCTAATAATTCGGGCGCGCTTGATTGGTCCCGAGCGCGCCCAAGCCTGGCGCGGGCCGGGCAAGACTCGGTCCGCGACCAGGTCAACGAAAGTAAACGAATGAAAACTGTACCAATCGAAAAGCCGCCGCAAGACCGGGCGGTGCGGGAAGGTGACGTCCGGAAAAGGACTCAGGAAGAGACGAAGAGGACTCTGCCCAGCGCAATGGAACGGCGGCCGAATTCGCTGAGCAAAAAGGTTCTGCCGATGGCGGCATTGTTCCTGGCCGGCCTGGGCGCGACCGGGGCGATTGTGACGGGGAATCTGACGGATATCGGGTTGCAACCGCTCAATACCAAGATGCTGTTTCAGCCGACGAACAAGGTGGTGAACATCGGCAGCAGTCTGAACGCGGGACCGGCAAAGGTGATCGACACGACGAACGGGGCGTTCGCCCTGACGCTGGCGCCTGGTGATTATACGGTTTGTCTGCCGCTGGTTCCTTCGCGCCACTGCTTCGGGATCT